CTTTGGTGGCGACATCAAACATCTCGGCTGAGGTTCCTACCGACACGTTAAGTTCTTTCATTAACGCTACGTGGGTTGTGAGATCGTCTTTTTGGGCCTCAGATAGTTGACTGAAGCTACTCATCTTATCAATCAGAGCCCCTTGCGCTACTCCTGCCTCTTGGGCTGTAACACCGAGAATTGCGAGTTCGCGTTCTGTGGACCGCGTGATTTTGGCTTGCTTCGACATCGTGCCATAGCCATCTTGGGCAATACCATGTGTGCGGGACAGCTCGGTATTAACCTTTTCTAGAGCTAGGGAGAGAGCTAAGGTATCACCAGCCACTTTGGCCAAGAGTTTAGTCCAGATCTTGCCGGTCTTAATAAACTCGATAGCCTCCTTTTTAAAAGTTGCAAGCTCGCCAACAGTGAGAGGGATATGACCGGCCAGCTCGATGGCGGCCGAATCAACCTTAAACACCCTCTGGGCCATGGTTTCGAATTTCCCGCTCCCTAGTTCGAGTTCACCATTCAATTTTGCCTGAGCACTACGCAGTTCATCATATTGCTTGATAAGGGCGTCTTTCTCCTCAGGCGTCGATGCCTTCTGGATCTGCAATAAAAGCGACCGCTGCAATCGCATCTGGTTGAGTTCTATTTCTTGTTGCTCCGAGAGTCTTCCGCGGTATTCTTCTTCTTCTAGTAAGAGACGAATCCTCTCTTTAATTTGTTTATTTTCCTCGGCAATCTCGGCGCCCATTCCCTTGCGGCTGTGGATCGACCCCAGCGCGCCCGGCGCCCCGGAGGGGTTGCTGCGCGATGTGTCCAGATTACCCCCCTTGAGGGCAATATTTATCTTCTGAAGTTCTCCTAATAGATCGTCGATTGTTGCTGGTTCTGTTGCCATCGTTTAACCCTTAGTTTTTGAAGGGCCAGCGCAGACCTGTCTCGCCCTCAAAGCCCGAGACGGCTCGATCGAGGTCTCTCTTGTTCATCATGGTTCGGGAGTCGCCAAGACCATATTTGCTGTAGGCATCCATATAACGCTTTTCCCCTTTTAGGGCCCGGAAAAACGCATCAATCTGTTTCTGCGTTCCGCGAATGGTGGTTGGGAAATCAAAGCCTGCCATGGCCATATTGACCAGCATCTTCTGTACGTTATAGGAAAAATCACTGTACAGCGCTTCAGTAAGCTGATTATTTGTCAGATCGATTACTATTTTTTCCATTGTGGATAATACCTCACCAGTAAATAGTTCCTTAAAACAAAAGGCGCTCGTACTTGAGCGCCTCTTATCCTAATGTAGTCCTCTTTTTGCCACGTGCGGCTTCTTGCATCTGTTTATTTTGGTCTTCAAACTCTTTGATTAGTCGCTTAACGAACCAACGTCGAAGTTGTGTAGGGAGGTTGTAGGCTTCAAAAATAGACCATCCTCCATGATGTTTAAGAACAAACAGTTCTTCATAAACTGCTTCTTGATACTCAGGACTTAGGCCAAAAAAACTCTGCCGTCAAAGGCAGACCAACCCTTCCCTCATAGTCGCACTCAGTGCACTGGAAACCAACCGTCATATCAATGTCAGGAGCAACTGCATCATAGACGGCACGAATCTCGCGGGTGATCTTCGTAGGACACTCTGTAATAAAGCGGTGGAGCAATGCAGGCTCGGTGTGCTCGTTAATTCGCACAATAATGGCTTTTAGCTGATCAGTAATCAAAGAATCTGGGCCCTTGGCCTTTTTCTTCTTATCGCGGGCCTTAACAATACGCTTTTCGTCACCGCCGGTTAAAAGCTTAACTTCGACAGTCAGATTTTTATACTGAGGGAAGACAATTTCATAATTTCCGTTGGAAAGTTGGGTGGTATTGTTCTGATCTAGGTCTACCTCTTTATGACTCAAGGTTGAAAGGTCATACTCACCGGAATTTTCGGCGATACAGACGGGACATGTCACTCCCACATTATACTCCGGGCCAAAACCCGTCATTCGAGCTGCAACCAGAAGGGCGTTCTTGTCGCCCACGAGGAGATTGGTGGTATTTACGGCCTTATCGACGATCAAGGAGTCGATCACGCGGTCCAAAGCTACTCCTTGGCGGATGAGAGCCTCCGAAGTGAGGAGATCTTCCTCTTTTGCTGTCATATGTCGGATCTCTAGTGTTGCGGTCTCATGAAGTGGGTGATCCTCGCCATATAAGAGCCCCTTACTAGGGAGTTCAACAAACTCCGTGGGACTAATAAATGAGAATATGTCTGTTGTGGGGGTTTCTACTACTGGGGGTGGAGGAGTTGGGGCGTCCGGTTGCGGAGCGCCCGTCCTCTGTGAATTATTTCTTCGTTTTGCCAAGTGGCACCTTCTTTCTTGCTATCTTTATCTCAGGTTCCGGCGAATGGACTGTCTGCATCCATCTGGTTTTGCCAGGTCACTGGGTTATCCGAGATTTCCCCATTTTCTCCAGGATAGTACAGAGCAAAATCATACCTGAAAGTAATGTCAATGTTAAGTAAATCTTCTGTAGAATAATCAAGATCTCCAAATTTCACGGTTGTGATAAATGGGTTTTTGAGTTCCCACAGTCCAATTTCCAATCCAGAACCATCAAGTTCACGAATAATAACATCGCCTAAAGCGTCGAGAGCGTCTTGTTTGTTGGGGGTAGCCGGGAGGTTACCGTCACCGTTATAAATACTAGCCTGCTGATTGGGGTCCATATAGCCAGCTCGATACAGGGCCGACATCAGAATAGCATTGCCATCAGGGTCAACAGCGTTAACGAGCTGTGCCGTAACCGCCTCCCATGTAACAGCGCCGGGGTAGTAATAGGTGTTGCCCAGAAACTTGTGCTCTGTCTCACCAATTGTGTAAGACGGCTTCGTAACTGTTTTGCACAGATACTCTTGGTAGGTCGACCGCTGATCATCCGCGGCCAAGTTCGGGAGGTTCAGTAAAAACCTATGTGCCCTGCGGGGCTCCGATGATGCTAAGTTCCAAAATGGCATTGTCTATAATCTCCTATTGATTCTAAATTAAATAGTGCGGGGGGAACAAACCCCCCGCTTTATTTTTAATCTACGAACGATGCTCCCGTTCTGCTAATGTTGAAGTCAATCGCGATGTACTCGATGGCACGGGTTGGCTTCAGGAAGATCTGCGCATACATGATGTTTCGATCAACCAAATCTGGGGTTGTGGTTGTGTTGTCGAGGACAACCTTAAAGTCGGAAAGGCCGAAGTTGGTCTTAACCTCCTGCAAGAAGGGGTTGACACGGGCCTTAAACCGGTCCCAAGTGATTCGTACATTTGGATCGAACAGAATTGTTGCAGCCATCTGCGAGATGCGCTTCTTCACGAAGATCATCAGACGGCGAACGTTAATTCGATCCAGAGCGGAAGGCGTAACCTGAAGGGTCTTCTGACCGAAGATTACGATGCCCTCTGCGGGGAACTTGGCAATTGGGTTAATGTTTGCCTCGTACAGATCGTCCCGATCCTTGCGGCGAAGCTGGTGTGCTACGTCGACAATTGGGATACCTGCAGAGCCTTCTGTAAGTCCACCGCGGTTGAAGCCGGCGGGAGCAAACCAAACCTGCGTCTTACGCTGGGAACTTGAGAAGGTACCGAGAGCGGCAACAGATGGTGGCAGCCAGATGTGCGCACCGTTAAGGGTGTCACGACCTCGCAACCAGGGGTAGAAGGTACAACCGTAGGAGGAGTTGAGTCCTCGTGAGCGGAGACCGTTGACTGCCTGTGTGACGGAGCTAGCTGTATTGCCGCGGCGTTCAGCTGCGGAAGCATTGCTCTGCTCACGTGGGATGTAACCCTGTGGCAGGTCGATGATGGCCAGAGCATCAGCACGATCCTCACAGACATTGACGAGGTTGGTCGTCAGACCTTCCTGTCGCAGTCCTGGGATTGTGGCGAGGTTCATTGGAACAACTTCTGGGTCCGAAATCGCATCAATTGCGCGACGGAGCGAGTTAAACGCGTAGTTGTTAAGATCCGTTGCGGTCGATGGCAAGTTGTCTGCACTGCTATTGAATGCGTCCATCTCCTTGATGTTCACACCGTCAAAGCCGCCATACATGGGGACCGTGAATCGGTCGTAACCGGCGTCGAGGACACCGCTCACAGCACCATTAACAAAGGTAAGCGAGTCGGAGGAGTGAGATCCACTGATCCACGCACCACCGGAGCCGGAAACGTCATCGAGAGTAAACTCAACCGAGCGCTCGCGGCCTGTACCGGTGCTAAACATGCTTCCGACGATGCCGCCACGCGGACGGAGAAGATCGATGTTCGACTTGTCGAAACGCGTGCTGCCGGCGCTTGGAGTGGTCTGCAATCCGAAGTAGGCGTCTGTGCGGTTGCTCAGATTGCCGTCGGATGCGCTAACTCGCAGCTCAGGAGCTGGGTAAAGGGCCTTCACACCATATGGGGTGAGTGGGACGCCTTCATTGGCAAAAGCAAACCCGGTGCCGTAGTTATACGTAGTAACTGTTGAAAGGGATTCAATGGTTCCACTGAGCCAATTGATGGTGCCATCCATCAACGCGTTGACGTCGGTTCCACCAACGGCGTTCGCGGTAACCGAGCCACTCAGCTCTTCGTCAGCGTACTTAACCATTCCCTGGAAGCCGAAGGGGAGCAGATCTGCATCTGTCACGCCAGCATCAACATCAGAATTCATGGCAACGCGGATGAACTTGGAGTTGTTTGCCCAATCACCCTTCTGGATGTAGCGTCGCTCGTCCTCATCCCACTCAAGGTACTGGTCACCGATCTTCCGGGCCACGTAGTTAAGCGAATCAGGGTTCAAATCGCACTCATCAAACTGCTCAATAATGCGAACAGTATTATCCGAGTCACTCAAGGAGCGGACGATAACTGAGAAAGAGCCGTAACCATTCTCATCATTGCTGGAGCGCTTAATGCTGCCAATCGAAACCTTGATGTTCCGGTTTGTCCAGTCACCTGGGTTCTGGAGAGCATGCAGAGCAAACAAGTTCTGAGGGGCGCTTGTGGGAGACTGACGATTAGAAATAATCTGTGGAGTCTGGGCGCTCTGGACAGAGTGTCCCTTGAAGTCGGAGCCCGCAGCGGAGTCCGGACCAGAGAGCGGTAGAATAGCCCCGAATGTTCGTTGAGTATTGCCGGCAGCAATGTCGGCAGCCGATACATTGGCCTTCATATGACGATCAAATGACTCGCCTAAGAAATAGCCTTTGCGGGCGCCCGCAACAATGCGATTGTTTACAGCCTGCGGGTTTGTGTTAAAGACTTTACGGATGTATCGCGAATCGTTCTCGTTGAAGTTAAAGGTCGTAGTTGTAGCGGAGCCACTCGTGATAACCAATTTGAACTCGTAATCAGTACCTGTGTCCGCCACCACTAAAGTCTGGCCCTGGTGAGACCCACTGGTCAAAGTAATTCCGCCGGAGCCGGATGTCGCACAAGTACCAGTCAGTGCGAAAGTCGTATTGGAGTCACCGTAGAAAATAGCGGCGAGGGCGCCTGTCAAGTCGGACGTTGCCGAGGCGCTTGGAGCAGCGTGGAAAATGAAAAGGCCATAAGCGTTATCTTCGCTCCAGCCAGCTTCGCCAGCAGTGCCGGCTGCGGGGCCACCATCAGCGCTGGTCTGGGCCCCGTTTAATCGAATGTAGGTAAGAGGAGAACTGTTCCGCAGGTAGGCCTGCGCAGCATACATACCATATGTGGTGGCTGATTTGTCAGTGCCTTCGCGCCAAACGTCGTCTCCCGCGCCACCTGGGGCAGGCGTACCAAACGTGTTGACAAACTCCTCGAATGATCTAACTGTGACGGGCACCAAGGATGGCCCCTTTTCTGCACGACCGATGACGACCGGGCCTTCTCCCACACCAGTGGCTGGGACCTGGGAGTTGTCAATCTCGTTGACGAAAACTCCCGGTGATACAAATCTAAACTTTTTAACTGACATTAGTTGTTTCTCCTACATTGCGAAAATGTTCAAAGTAAATAGTGTTAAATAGTTGGAATGGTATTATTCTCTGTATTTTCCATCTTTAATACTATAGGGGATGTCGCCTACGACCGTACGCTCTCGACCCATCTTGAATTCTACGGCGTTTTCGCGTCTCACGATCTTAGGCTTTTCTTGATTTTCCCCTTCGCCTACCAAGTACCCGAGAACCTCTATGCTAATAGAAGTCTGATAGTTCCTCTGCTCCATGCCGAGATTGGCTTTGTTCGCGGCGTTACTAAATGACCCATCAATAAAGACCTCGTAGAAGTGTCCCTCGTTTTCAATACGCTTAGGCATACGCGAGTTGCCGGCGATCGTGAAGAATGGGTTGATTAACTGATTCAGCTGCTGCTGATATTCTGTTCTCACTGTAATATCGTAGGCGACCTTGACCCATACCGGTAGGGGAATAGTGACTGTTTCATATACCGTCTTTCCCGCATTAGTCTGGCGTTGCTGTTGGTTTGTATTCTTGCCGCGGGCAGCAACAGTGTTTTGAGTTCCGTAAGTACGCTTAACCATGGCGTTTTCAAATTCAGCTGTTTTCTTCTGATTTATTGTTCGTGCAATGGTGATCGTTCCGCCCGGAGCATCAGCTTCAGGGTAAATGTTGGCCCAGACTGATCCGCGGAAGTCAGGCTCTTTCGTGACACTAGATCGATTAACAGTGATAAGTGGCAAAATTAAGCCCTCTTCCCCATCACGTAAGTCTTTATTGTGCTTAATCTGATAAGCGCGCTCTGCAGTAACCCAGAGAACTGGAACTTTCTTAAAACCTGTGTTGGTTGTAACCGAGAGGTTCAAGTCTTCATCAACAAAGCGCAACATGGCGCCGTCGATAGTCTCTAAGCTCGATGGTGAAAAAGCGATCTCTTCGAGATGCTGAGATACTCTCTCGTCGCCGACATAGTCATACTCATTGGCTTTTTTATTTTGTATTTGATCTTGTGTGCGCTTGCTTCGTGTCATTTAATTAGCCCACAAATATTCCAGCTGGGACATTATCGAGTACCTTGTGAGCAGCATCCTGCATAGAAGAATCGGTGGTAGCCAGCTTATCGTAGGTGACCTCATCAAGCAATGCTTTCAGTTCGTCCCGCAGCTGATCTTGTTCAGTTCGGGCTTGCGATAAGAGTTCGGACGCGTTGAGAGTAACGCTCTCACCCGGAATGGGGACCGTGGCAAACTTGCCTCGAACCTGACCCAAGATCTCTTTTGTAAGCGCCAAAGCAAAGCGGCGGATCCATTGCTTGCCGATCGAGTTGATATTTTCATAGGGCAAGTTTTGGAAAGGCAGTGTATTCATATTGTTAATGCCTGCTGTTCCTTCGTTGCCGCGGCCTGTTTCTTCCCACGGTTCATACTCTCGGTTAATACTAAACTGTACCCAATACTTCTTTGGGCTGGTTTCATCAGGTTGAGGGAACAGACGAAGCATGTTATCGTGGAGTTCATAGGAATAGTGTGAAACACGAGTCCAGAGTGCATCTTCGTAGGCCATGGCCTGAAGCTTGTTCTGCCACGTGGGGACAATCTCAAAGGTAGAATCATCAGCGTACTGTCCATACGTTCTCATGTTCCCAACGACGGAAAAGCCGCCATAATACCCATAGAATCTCCACATGGCCCGCGGGGTCTTAAAAAAGACCTTCCGAATAGTGAGGCGCTTATCTTTAACTTTCCCATAATATGGTACGTTAACGTCAGTAGCGGCAGAAGCGGAAATAAGACTCTGGAGATCGTAGTCCTGCTTGGAGGCTGTCATGTTTACAGATGCCGAATAGATTGGCGTGAGGCCGCCAAAGCCGGCTTCGGTCGCGAGGCCCTCAGATACTCGACGAACATAACCGTAATCAAAACGGGGATACCGCAATTCAATATTTGATCCAGATAAAGAGCTTCCCGACACAAACTGCCCATCCGAATCAAAGGATCCAGTGGCTGCGCCCAAGAGACTTGACAGCGAGTTCTTGGTCTGATGAAGATTGATTAAGTAAGAATATTCTAAGACTGCCTCTTCATAAGCAGCATAGACATTCCCCTCTGCTAATTCAATATCGAGTACATCGCCGCCGAGCTTTTTATAAGTAAAGGCAACCTGGTCGGCTGCGCCCGAAAGGAAGGCAGGTGTCGTGGCATACATTCCAAATGGTAGGGTGGCTGCTACGTTAACTGTGCTTCCCGTTACAGGTAGTATGTTGGCATTCGATGTTGATGCGGGGTTTAAATTAGGGATGGCCATATAAGTTGTCCTCTTTCAGTACATTACTAAATAGAAAGCCCCGCCTCAAAAGAGACGGGGCTTTAACTATTTTGACCTTACGTCAGATTTGACTAAGCGTTGGTAAGATTCTTACAAACTACCAGGCCGTACATATCTGGACGAACCATCTTCTTGGCATATCGAGTCATCACGCCCTTGCGAGGCACGAAGTCTTCAACACCGAAGATCGTAGGTGTGGTCTGCAGCGGCACATAAGGTGCATACACATAACCACTCTCAAGGAAGCTACTTCCACGGCGACCAACGAGGATCACGTTACGTGGGAAGTAAGGATCGACCATAACGTCGAACTTCTTCGAAAGGGAACCAACCTTGATAGTACCAATGTCGCCACGGTCGCTATCAGCAGTCACGTTGGCACGGAAGCCAGCGGTGAACTCAAGGATGTTAGCAACCTCTGGGGAACAAACCACAAAGTTAGCAGCACCACGGAGAGTCTTACGATGGATCTCAGCAGACACATCATTGATGGTCTCCACGAGAGTCTCATACCACTCACTCACGTTACCTGTGAAGTCAGCTGTACCAGATGCCAGTGTGGCACCAGTTTCTCGGTTGAGGAACTGACCTGGGTTGCGGCTCCAGTAACGAACGCCTGCGCGAGCCTCGACAATGAGGTCCTCAAGGATCTCACGATCAATCTCAAGAGCAATCTGCTCAGAAAGAATCTGAGTCAGCTCGACTTCAGCGTCAAGGTTGTGGTAAGCGTTAAGATCCTGTCCTAACTCTGGGGTCCACTTAGCCTTGAGCTTCTTGGTGATAGCCGTGACGGCTACACTGTCGACCTTGATGTTGATCTCTGGGATCGCATCCTGGTTCTCCAAGCCCCAGAGTGGATCACCCTGGATGGAACCAACGGCACCACCAGCCTGGAAGTCGTCAACGATCGGAATCTGCAGGGTCATGTTGTTGGCGAAGTTGAACGCATCGAGAGCGGAACCTGTAGTAACAACGACAACGCGTGCAATGTTACCATTGACATCATCAAGATCGTTTGCCGATCGGCTCAGCGCGCCGAGGCGTGCAATGAGAGTACCAGCTGTGCCGTCATAACCAGCGCCTGGAAGGGCGGCCATGGCCACGAGATCCTGTCGGTTAAACTGCGAGTTGGCAGTCGAAACGTCAACATCAGCAATACACCAGCTAGAGCCGGAGACCAACTCTGGGTCGAAACGCAGAATTGTGTTAATGTATGCCTCGTCAAAGTCACCCCAACCTGTCTGGGAACCTGGCTCGTCTTCAGCAGCACCTGGAGCAGAAGAAACTGCACCACCTGCACCCAGCGTACCAGAAGCAGCAGGGGTGATCAGGCCTGTCCCGAGGGACGCAGTTGGCGAAGCGTAACCGTTACGCAAGTTGTATGGGCCCTGAGCAGTCGTGCCGTTATCACCATCAAGGTTCAAACCGCCGGTGATCTGGGAACCAACCTTGCCACCACCGTAGATCGAAGTTCCTGGTGTGAAACCAAGACGATCGGCTGTAGCACTATCCACGGTTCCACCAAAGGTGAAGTCGAGGAAGAAGATGAGACCCGAAGGCAGGCTCATCGGCTGAACGCTAACGAGATCGTTGGCGATCAGGCTGCCGAATACTCGGCGAACGAGTGGGAATGCAACAGCTGCAAAACCCTGAACGTCACCACCAGACATCGAGCTGGCGGCCTCACGGAGAAGCTCTTTTGCCTGGTTCTCAAGCAGTCGGGCCATTCCGTTCCGAATTGTATCGTCCTCAAGTCCCTCAAGAAGACCAGTCTGCTCCCACTTGGAGATCAGAGCGGCACCCTCAGCGGAGAGATCGCGGTTGACAATACCTTCGGTTAATTTCTGTACAATAGACATTTTATAACCTCCTAATAATTGTTGTTGAATGTCATTTATTCAAACCTGCTAAACGCAGCATCCGACCCATATTTGGATCGGTTGTAGCCTCGTTGTTTCTCTTAGAATTCATCAAAAGCGATGTAGGTCTCTGAACTGCTTCACGGAGTGTTTGTGGACGGGTTCTCTGATCAGGAGTGGTCCCCACTGCGTTTTGAATTGTTTCAAAAATCATACTGGCTTCTTCAACAGAATTGGCAAGTTGAACAGCTTCGACAATTTGTTTCTTTTGTCGCTCATTCAAGGAGGCGCTATTCAAAGCCTTGTTTTGATAAACAAGCTTGGCGTTATCCAAGTTCAGCTTCATGAGCTGATCCTTGGCTTCCATAATAAGAGCACGTAGCTCTGTATTAGAATCTGTAAGTTCCGAGATCTTCGTCTCGAATAGTGGCGCATCTGATACAACATCAGATGCTGTTGATACTGCCTCTTCCTCTTCCTCATCATCTTCGAGGTGGGCCTCTAGGGCAGCGGCCATGGCATCATTGTTGGCCTGCTCAACACTACTGTCTGCGGAGTTAATCGAAGACCATCCCTGCGGGCGCGGAGTCATATCGACTACCAACTCCTCAATCAGATCGGACAGCATCTCTTCAGTCAGTGCGATATCTTCGTCTTCTTCTAGGGGCATTCCGGCACTTCCGCCCCCGGACGACGCGACTGCTGTGGATTCTTCTGCGTCGTCCTCATCTTTCATCATCTGCTCCATGTCGTCATCTTCTTGAAGGGCCATCTCATCTGCCATTGCAGTGGCATCAATAAGGTCTTCGCCTTCAACCACTTCTTCTTCTTCTTCAAGACGCTGTTTGAGAGCATCAAAGTCAATCTCTATAATCTCGTCGGCGCCAGGGCCGTCGATCTGTTCATTCTCGAATGCGAGTGGCACATCCTTAGTGAACTCCATAAGTTCGTCGGCCGCCCCTTCGTCGGGGGCGCCCTCTTCTTCTTGTTCTAAAAGGGTATCCAAAGCATGGCGTACTTCGCCGGAATACTTCTCCAATACCGCTGTTTCCGCATTTTTTAATGCAGCTTCCTTAAGGGCTTTAGCGTCTACAATCGCTTCTTCTAATAGTGAAGACATAGAATTAACTCCAAATCTGATGATTCATCAAAAATAAATAGTTCGCAAGATGGGGAAATGACTAATAGATGTGATTTATGATCTCTGCCGTACCTTCCTGAATGCAAAAAGGGTGGGTACCCCGAAAGATACCCACCCTTAACATTAGCAAATCTGC